ACTTCTCAAAGGCCAGGTAAGCATTTTAAGAAGTCCTAGACAGTCTCAAAGGGGGTTACGAAAGTAATCCCCTGCGAGAGGTGTATCTAGTATAGAGGGAGGTCAAGATGATTACAATTAGTTTTGTTGGTCTTCTTGTAGCGATTGTTGCTGGTACGATTGTCGGTCAGTTAATAATCTCTTTAATTGAAAAGAGACAGCATGGCAGTAAGTAAAGCTCAAAAGAAAGCTACTGCTGCATACATCAAGCGCTCAGTAAAGATTAAACAGCTTAGGTTTTATCCTGGTGAGTATGAGCTTTATGAGTGGGTTAATAAGCAAGAGAAACAAAATGCTTACATCAAAGAACTCATTCGTAAAGATATGGAGAACTCAAGAAAATAAGTTCTGCATACTCTTGCGTACTCTTGCGCGGTGTTTTGTGATATTATGTACAGTAGCGATTTACGCAACAAAGGAACTAATAAGCGTTCTGGTTATGAGCCAGGGCGCTTTTTATTTAGCAAGGTGATCTAGTGGAAAAAAATGTCCGGCAAGGCAATGGCAATGCTAGACGGAAGCTGAGAGCCTGGCTCATGGCTCAAGGACTACCGTGTGCCATTTGCGGCAAGCCAATTAACTATGCGCTCCCTGCTGGACATCCAGATGCGTTTGAGGTTGATGAGGTTGTTCCCGTATCGAGGTACTGGCTCAGACTTTACAACGCTCAACGTCATTGCTGGGCTGGTCCTTTTGAGTCTGGGCAAGCGGCCGCGCTTAGTCAGGACAACGTACAGGCTACTCACAGACACTGCAATCGTGAGAAGAGCAACAAGATTCCTTGCGATGTGAGCCAAGGAAAGATATTCAGAAGCAGGCAATGGTAAAGACGGGGCAGGGTGACCCTCACCCCCTATAAGCAGCGGCTATCTCGGCGGCACAGAGCCATTTTTTCAGACGGGGCAATATAGCTGGCTACGAATGAGAATGCACACGTGAACAGAAGGAGCGTGCATGGCGAATAGTAAGCATGGAGCGACACTATCTCAGACTGAGATTAACTACATCTTGAAAGCTAAGGACCAGGGCGTTCCAAACAAGGTTATTGCAGATACCATTGGGCGTTCTGTGCGTGTAGTGCAGAAGTACTACAGCCTGTATCAACAGAAGAACAACGCAGCCAAGACAGCAATGGAGAAGCTCCCAGACAAAGAGACGCTGACTCATACGCTGCCGTTTAGAGAACGCAAACAACAGAACACAATCGAGCGTTTGAAGGAGCTTCGCAATTTGCTCAGAGAGCAAATGCTCGTTGCTGATCCACGCAACATTTCCGCAATTTCAAAAGAGTATCGAGCAGCGGTCACTCAGATTGCTGAGCTGGAGGGAGCTGATGCGCCAGATGTCGTTGAGACAAAGCACGACGACGCAGTCGCACAAGCCCTCAAGTTCGTCGTTGGAGCCTAGATATTGCATTTACAAGCCATATACAAAGTCACTAGCACCACTTGTAGTGGCCCTTGCTAAAGAAGGCGGCTTTGAATTCGCACAGTGGCAAATCAAGGCACTTGAGATACTCGCAGCGGTTGATACTGGTCTTCAGTTCATTCAGCGCATCTTCGGCCTGTCAGTTCCAAGGCAGAATGGTAAGACAACGATTGTCGAGTGGTATGTCATCACACTTGCCATGATGTTTGGTTACCGCATTCTGTGGACTGCTCACAACTACAACACGACTGTTAAGACGCTCGAGGACTTCCGCAACATCTTAGGCACTAAGCCAAACGATGAAGTGCGAGGTATCAAGTACTTCAATGATTCGCTCTTGAGAGTCTCGTCGAAGACGGCGCAGGAAAGCTTCACCTTTAAGCCACAGGCAGAAGGTAAGGGAGAAGGCTTTATCGCCTTCAGTTGCCGTACCAAAACAGCAAACCTTGGTAACACGTTCGACATCATCGTAGTTGACGAGGCGCAGGAGCTTTTACCAGAGCACGTTCAAGCGTTGTTGCCGACCACTTCCAGTGGTCCTAATAAGAACCCACAATTCATTTATATGGGCACTCCAAGACGAGCTGGCTCTCCTGCTGACAAGTTTGACAAGATGCGTTCAGATACCATCAACAACAAAGGCGAGATTGAGACGTCCTGGATTGAGTATGGGCTTGAAGAAGTCGGCGATGTCACAAATGAGGAGCGCTGGTACCAAGCAGCACCATCGCTTGTCGAAGGTATCACGAACATTACGGCGCTCAGAGCCTTAAGAACTCAGATGGATAGTTTGCAATTTGCGCAGGAGTGCTTAGGCGTATGGCTCACTCCACAGGAGCTTGCAGGAGGTGCAGGAGCACCGCTTATTGATAAAGAGACCTGGCAGAGTTGCGCAACGTCCACACCACCTCAAGGCACGCCATCTGCGTATGCGGTGAAGTTCTCAGTTGATGGAGTCTACTTCGCTGTATGCGTTGCAATCAAAGACGGCGACACAACACACGTTGAGCTCGTGGACAAGAGGGCCACAATCGGCGGTAAACAAGCACTGGCAGAGTTTGTTACAAAGCGTGCTCAAACGGTGCCAGTCATCATCGACGGCAAGGCAGGCGCTGAGTCGCTCTATAGACGTGTCATTGACTCTGTTCCGGAAGACAATGTGACAATTCCAGCGGCTGCTGACTTAATTACAGCCAACGTTGACTTTGTCGACGCAGTCAATGAAGGCTCAATTACATGGTTTAAGCCTGATTCCTTAGACGACTCAGAAGAAGACGAATTGACAAAGGCAGTCACTGAGTCATACAAGCGCCCCATCGGTCGCACAGGTGGCTGGGGATTTGATGGTGAGAGAGCAGCGGTTGTTGAAGCTGCCACATTAGCTGCTTGGGCAGCGAAGCAATATGAAGATGATGAAGATGAAGGCGAGGTGTTCTTCTAGTGGATAGAGGACTCGATGCTTCCATGGCTGCTGCCATTGGTCTGTCTGATGAGAACAGAGAGGTTGTCTCTCAGCTTGTTGCAGTTTGGCGCAAGCACTATACCAGGAATGTTCTCAGAGACCGTTATTACAACGGTAATGTAAAGGTTAAGGATTTAGGCGTTTCTGTTCTTCCTCAGTTGGCTTCCAAGATTGATGCCAAGATTGACTGGGCCGCAAAGTGCGTCAACTGGTGGGCTGATCGTGTACAGTTCCAGAACTTCAATGCAACTGATACAGCTGTCAAAGAGGAACTTCGCACTATTGCTCGTGAGAATGACTTAGAGAACCTAGTTCGCAAAGTAGTCATGAGTTCACTCAGGCACTCAGTTGCGTTCATTAGCGTTACTCAGGGCAACCCAGAGTTTAATGAGCCGGATGTTGTTATCTCCGGCTATCCTGCAACGGCTGCATCTGCTATCTGGTCAGACGCTAAGAAGCGCATTGAAGCTGCTCTTGTAGTGGTTGACGCTGAGTGGAACAAGACACAGTCAATCAAGACTCCAACGCTTGTTTACGTCTTCACAGATGACACGTTTATCACACTCAGCCTGCTCGATGGTAGATGGTTCGCAACAGAAGAATCGCATTCAATGGGCCGTGTACCCGTTGAGCCTGTGGCATACCACTCAACGCTTGAGCGTCCATTTGGTACTTCACGTATTAGCCGTACAGTCATGAGCCTTGTTGATGATGCACAGCGTGAGATTCTTAACATGAGCGCAACCGCTGCATTTGCTTCTGCACCACAGAAATATCTGCTTGGTGCTGATGCAAGCGTTGCTCAGAAGATTGCTGACTCACCTTTTGGCGCATTCATTGGTTCAACGTTCATCGCAACACCTAACAAGAACAAGCAGATTCCAAACTATGGCCAGCTGCCACAACTCACCATGCAGCCGCACAGTGACTATATGAAGCTGCTCGCTTCCATGTTCTCAGACGCAACGAACGTTCCTCTTTCCTCGCTGAGCTTCACATCTGCTAACCCAACCTCAGCAGATGCAATTATTGCTAACCAGGAAGACGCAATTATCGACATTACAAGCTACATTGCATCTTGCAAGAGGTCTCTCGTCAATGTTTCTGCTATGGCTCTCGCAGTAAAGCATGATTTGGACTTCTACAGTGCCATGCGAGACAACGAGACAACGGCCGTCTTTGCTAACCCAGAGACACCATCGCCCGTCTCAATGTCTGATGCCATTACAAAGCAGGTATCTACCTTCCCATGGCTTGCAAGCTCTGATGTTCCTTTGCGTGCTCTTGGCTATAAGGATGACGTTCTTACAGAACTTCAAGCTGACAGACGCAGATTTGCTTCACAGGAGCTTGTCAAAGCGGCTTCACAGGGTGAGTAGTCATGAATATCAGCAAGAGAGAAATGGACGCATACCACGCAACGCTTACACGCTTGCAAGGCAGAGCACGCTCCAGTCTTGAACGACTTATTCAAGCGGGCTTAAAGATTAAGCCAGACATGGATGACGTTGAGTTTATTGAGCTTGTCAACAAGTCGATGATAAGCGTCACGCTTACCTATGGCGATGCAGCTGGTTCGATTGCGCTTGATTTCTTCGACAAAACAAGTGGTGAGCATGCGAGTAATACCGACCTCGCAAATGTTCCGATGTTTGTAAACACCAAATACCGTGAGCAGATTGCAGAGTTTGCTGCACACAATGATATCAAGGCTTCAGAGTTCTTGGAGATGTGCGGCAATCTGCTTGAGAGTGAGGTATTGCAACAAGCAAATAGGACCACAACAAACGCAGGTTCGCGTCACGGACTGAAGTTTGCACGCGTTCCACAAGGCAATGAGTGTGCATTCTGCGCCCGTCTTGCCGCAAACGGCTTCTACTTCAACAAAGAAGGCGCAACAAGACATTATCACGATCACTGCCGTTGCAAGGTTGTAGCGGGTAAGCCTGGAACACAGGTTGGCGGTTACAACCCAAAGGAATATTACGCAAAGTGGCTCGAATACCAAGAGCAACAGAAGCGTAAACAGCAACAAGATACTGACTCTAATCAATCGGTGTAATCAACCAGCTGCACAGCTGGTTTTTTATTAACGTCCGCACGGACAGAAGGAGGGCACAAGATGCCAGACACTACTGAGCAGGAGCAAGTACAAGAGACAACAGAGGAAGTCAAAGAAGAAGCTGCACAGCTTGATGAGACTGACACCGTTGACTATTGGAAAGCTCAGGCGCGCAAATGGGAGAAGCGTTCCAAGGAAAACTCCAAAGCCACAGAGGAGCTTGCAGAAGCACAGAAACGTGCACAGGAAGCTGAAGACACAATAAAGGGTTATAAGACCCGTGAGGAACAAGCCTCAATGAAGAGAAAGATTGCGTCTGAGTTCAATGTGCCAGAAGAGCTTGTTGTGGGTTCCACGGAAGAGGATATGCGACAGTTTGCAGAAGTACTCGTCAAGCACCTAAAGCCTAAAGCAGGAGTAAAAGCTCCACATCCTGGCAAGTTCACTACAGAAGCAGGAGATAACTCCGCAAAGGTTGAACTTGCACGTCAATTATTTGGTAATTAAAGAAAGGATTTACAATGCCAGCAACAAACACTACTAACATTAAGCTTCCTGTTGAGATTGCAAAGGACCTTGTCTCCAAGGTTGCAGACACTTCCGTCATTCAGACTCTGTCTGCTTCCTCTCCAGCAATCTTTGCCAACCGCGCTTCCATCCTGTTCACTCAGGACCCAGAAGCTGAGATTGTCGGCGAGTCCACGCAGCATTCTTCTCAGACTGTCGGTCTGAAGCCAGTCGACCACATCATCAAGAAGCTCTCTGTCACTGTCCGTTTCTCCAATGAGGTTCAGTGGGCAGACGAGGACAGCCAGCTTCAGATTGTTGACGCAATTGTTGACAAGTCTGCTGCTGCTCTTGGCCGTGGTCTTGACTATCTCGTCTTCCACGCTCTCAACCCTGCTACTGGTATGGCTGCTTCTGGTCTGACTGCTCTGACTGCTGGTGCAACCGCTGTCACCGCAACCACTGACCCAGCTGCTGACCTCGATGCACTCGCTGATGCAGTTGACCCAGGCTACTCCATCTCTGGTATCGGCCTTTCAAAGGAATATGCTTCCAGTCTGCGCAAGGTTCGTGTCAAGAACACTGGTCTGCGCATGTTCCCTGAGATTCCAATCAACCTCAACACTGGTGTAGTCGATGGCCTTGCAGCTGCAACTTCCAACACCGTTTCCGGTGCTCTTGCTAAGACTGCAACCAAGGTTCTTGCTGTTATGGGCGACTTTAAC